CGAGGAGAATCAATTTGCGAATTGGTTGAACATCCGCTCGACCTTCTGACGGAATGCCGGGTCGGTCTTGTACTTGGGATCGGCCACCATGGCATAGAGCTCTTCCTTGCTGGGAGCTCCCTCGACCGGGGCGCTCTCGATCGGGATGCGGCCCTCGTAGGCTTCGCGCACCTTCATCAGAGCCCGCAGCCCCTTGGCGGTGCCGCCCATGAACTTGAACTCCTCAAAGTCGTCCTTGCTCCAGACCCCCTTGTTGACCAGGCCTCGAGCCCAGTCCACCATGCCGTTGACCACGGCAGCGCCGTTGGGGCCCAGGGACTTGAGCTCGGCGGCGGTGTCGATGGGCGGCTCGGCGTTCTGCGCGGCCAGCTCGGATACCTGGCCAACGAGCTCATCGAATGCGCCCTGGGGCACACCCCACTTCTGCGCCCAGTCAACATAAGACTTGGCCAGGGGGTCTTTCTCGATGTCGGTGTCGCCAAAGACGGAGGTATCGTACTTGCCATTCTCTGGGGCTTTGTGCTTGCCAGAGGAGATCATCTTGCGAAGATCGCTCCAGCTCTTGGACATGGCTTCCAGGTTGGCCTCGCCTTTATCTGCATTCCAGAAGTTCTCTGGCAGATACTCGGGGCGAGTCTTTGGTGCGCCAGTCTCGCTGGCGGTTGTCGCGCCATCGGCTGGCGCTTTGTGGTCGATCTGCGCCGCCTGGGCGTTATCGACTGGCTTGCTGGGGTCTTCGATGGTTGCACTGTCCAATAGGCCGGTGTCGCCACCGGGTTGGTCATTTGTGTCGCTCATAGTTTCCTTGCTTGGTTGATCCGCGCCTCAATGTCCCGCACCACGCTTCTGCACCCTTCAGCGTAAAAAGCGAAGGAGGGGTCTGTGCCCGGCACGGCGATGGGCACATTCACATACATCTGCTGCAGCCACTCGAGCAGCTTCTGGCCGTCCTCGGAACCGAACACCCGCAGGCAGAGCCTCGCGGTATCGTCGCGCTGCTGCTTGGCATCGCGGATGTCGGCGCTTATCTCGTCGTTCTCTAGGTCATCCCAGCCAGCCATTTAGCCTCCAATGGGTGCGGTTGCAGATTGGACAGGCGCAGCCTGGGCTTGAGCCAGCATTGCCTGCGCGGCCATCGCCTGCTCTTGCTGCGCCTGCGCCTGCTCCATGAGGACGGCTCGCTCTGCAGCGTCATTGCGGACTGCTGCAGGTACACCCAGCTTATCCCCAATGTAATCCACAGCCGCATCGGTCTTGATTGCAAATTGGCCATCCACGCCGAAGCCTTGCTGCATCAGTTGTTGAAACTGGATGATGGCGTTGACCTCTTCCATGTTCTGAGCCATGGCCAGGGGGGCCACCGGCACCACCTTGACCTCGAGGCCGTTGACCTGAAGGGGCATATCAATCATGCCCTTCTGATCCATGACCTCGAGGATCTTGGCCACCAGCGGGATCATCGTCTCGTTGATGAGGCGACCGAAGGCAGAGCCCAGGTTCTGCGCGAGCTCCTTCATGCGCTCCACGATCTCGGTGGCCGAGCGGGCGCTCATGTTGTCGGGAGGCAGCGACTCGTCCAGCAGGATGCGCTTCACATTCTGTCGGAGGTCGTTGATGACCAGCTGGGTCACATTGAAGTCGCCAGCACGGGGCAGCGCCTGCAGGGCAGGGCCTTGGGGGCCACCGTTGCGGGCGACCGGGATGATCGCGCCAGGGGTGATCTTGACCGTGTTGGGGTTGAGCACCCCATCGTCGGCAGCGGTGTAGACACCAGCGACCGCCAGGCTCGCGTTCTTGAGCAGGAGCTCGATGGTCTTGTTGAGGGTCTTGATGTCTGGCAGAGCCGTCATCAGCGGGCCGCGCCCATAGATCTCGCCAGCCACCTTCATGTAGCGGGAGATCACCCAGGGGCTCGTCTTGCGGCGGCGGTAGACGAGCTCCTCTTTGCCATGCTTCCAGATCACATGGTAGCAATAGTCCCCACGCTTGGGATCGTGGATGGTGGCCTCGAGGAGCTCAATGTCCTCGGTAGGCTTCTCCTCAATGACTCGCTGCAGGGCATCCGGGATCTTGGCATCTGGCCACTGGCGCTGGATCGACTCGGCCTTCATCCGCATCCGTCGATACACATTATCCACCTGGCCATTGGCCCCCTCCTCGTAGCTGACCAGGAAGAGCGGCACGGGGACAAAGTTGATCGGGGTCACATCGTCGCCAGGCTGCACCATCATGCAGGCGGTTCCAACGGCCATGTCGAGCAGGAATTCACCGATGGCGATGTCAAAGTTGGACTGCTTGAGCACCGCGAACATCTTGTCGCTGTAGGAGTCGAGAACCTCTTGCGCCTGGCCACGGCGATCCATGGGGATCATGGGGCCTGGCTCGAGGCGCGACCACTTGCGCTGGGGCGGGAAGACCACCGACTGCAGGCGGTTGGCGAAGCGCTGGGTGCTGTTGATGGCCGTCGAGTCGAAGACCCGCTGCATCTTCTTGGATCCCGTGGCGCCGCCCTCCCAGACCCCGTACAGCTGGCGCTGTGGCAGGGCGAACTCGTAGGCATCCTGATACAGCTGCTGGAACTCGTCCTTCTTGGTCTGGGCGATGGCCTGCCGCTTGATGATCTGGTCTGGGGTCAGGCGCATCCCGCCTGGTGCTGTCTTGTCGTATTCCATGTCAGTCTTTCTCTAGCTTGTATTTGGCCAGCAGGTTGCGGCCCTTGGCGGCAAGGCGAGCGGCAGAGGCTGCGGTGCGTGGCACGGGCTCACCCCATGCGTTCGCGGCCAGCGCCAACCTGGTCGGCTCACCCTTGTCATTGACCAGCGGGCCACTTGGGTTGGTGTAGAAGCGCGTCAGAAACGATCCCTTGCGGCGAGCCTTCTCGCCAGTTGGACTCGACTCCTTGACCCCAGGCTGCAGGTTCTTGCTCTCTCCAGAGCGCTCGAACTTGCGCCGACCGGCCTCGGTCAGTCCACCCTTTGGGTCTTCGTACTTGCTCACTTTTTCCCTCTGGCCGCAGCCATGTTGTCGATCAGGTTGGGATATGGACGGCCAGCCTTCTGCGCCCGGCGCATTGCCATGCGCTTCTGGCCAGCAGACAGCTCCTTAGATTTGCCAAGGTCTTTGGGGCGTGGCTTTTCCCAAACTTCTTTTTTCACGATTCCTCTTCACTTAGAAGATAGTTGGCCAACAGGGTGCGCTCCTTGCGAGTCATCGAGTACCCTTTCTTTAGCTTCTGGCCAAGCGCAATTTTTTGCTCGTCCATCAGCTCTTCCATGTCTTTTTCCATGGGCTTTTTCTCGCCGTTCTTTTCGCCGTTCTTTTCTATGGAGATTTCAATTTTCATGGTGTTGCCCCATCCATCAAGCCGCCCTTGCGCTTGCGTGACTTCATGCGCTTGGCTTCCGACATGGCGATGGCGATAGCTTGCTCGCGGCTCTTGACCACTGGGCCACCCTTGCCAGAGTGCAGGGTGCCCTCCTTGTATTCGCCCATCACCTTGGCGATCTTTTTGTCGGGGCTCATTGCATTGCCCCCATGTCAGTGCCACCACCCAACACGCCGACCTCTGGGTTCAAGCGGGCATCGGATAGAAGAGCTCGACGGCCACCGCGAACACGGGCGCGAATACGGCCAGACTCTCGCTCTGCCATATCCCGGCGCTGTGCCTCGAGCTCCTCGGCACGCTTCTTGGCCTCTGCTTCCATCTGAGCTTTTTCCTCTGCGTACCGTTTCTGCTCTGCTGCCAGGCGCTCACGGGCTGCTGCTGCCGCCGCCTCCTGTGCGCGTGTCTGAGCCTCCATCTGGGATTGCATCGCTGAAGCATTTTCCTGGGCGATCTTTGCTTGCTCTGCTTGTTGGGCTTGAGCAGAAGCGGCCATCGACTTGGCCTCCTGGCGAGCCTTGTTCGCGTCAATAGCTGTCTTCACAGCTGCGAATGCAGTTAATGCGGGTAGGATTGGTGCTGCTGCAGCCATTAGATACTCCTTGAATAAATGAAGTGATTGAGCTCCGGATGGCCGTATATCGTGAGCTCACCATGCAAGCTGAACCCCAATGCAACAGCCCAATCCTGG